TATCCGCAGTTCTCTTTAGTATATACTATAACTTCCATATCTTATCCTTTATAAACAAAAAGCGCATCCATCCTCATGGTATGGATCAATTCGTATCCAAGGGGAACGATAACATCAGCACCGATGCCCCTTTCCGTAACAATAACTGGTTTGAATTTTAAGATTGTATTGATACCGCCGAGAAGTGCTTTGCTTTCATAGCCTTCGATATCTAGGTGGATCAAGCAGCATTCTTCTAGATTTAGATCATCGATCTTATACATCTGAATTTTACCAGGCGTATCTACGATATAATGCATGCCAACATTATCTTCGGAAGGTGTGCGGATAGAAAACTTTTCATTGGTGTTTCCAAGACCGCCTTGGAACTTATGATACTTATCACCTTGGCAATTATAGTCGAGGCAATAGAAATTTAAAGCATCAGGTTCAAACGTGTAAATCGTTCTAAAATAATTACTGTAGAAACGAGGATACATACCACAGCTTCCACCTGCTTGAATGACCGTATCGAATTTCTTCACACGCGACATAAAGTGTTTCGAATCTTCAATCCAATCGAACAAAGGACCGTCTGATGTATCACCATAAGCACCAGTATCTTTAGTAACCCAAAGCAATTCGTCTACACCTTCAATACCGCATTTGCGCATTGATGTTAGATGTTCCATAATAACCTCATTTATTGGTAGGCCTGGAGGGATTCGAACCCCCAACCTAAGCGTTATGAGCGCTCAGCTCTGACCGTTGAGCTACAGGCCTGTAATGTTAAAAATAATTTGTCGTTTCTTAAGACGACCCTATAAAAGTATAACCTATTTTGACATAAGAGTCAAGCGGTTTTATTATCTTTGGGTTCTGTTTGTTTGAGCCGTTCAAGTCCCCTTCCTCCGATTCTACAATTTACGATTCCATTGTAATAATCTTCGGAAAGCAACACGTCTCTCATGAATTGCTCTTTAGTTTCTAAATAGCTTAATTCTGATTTATTGTAACAAAAGTATAGAATTTCTCTGTGGAAATTTTCTTGGCCTTTTTCTTCGACCAATTTATTAACTAAGTCGGAACTCCCGTAGTAAGTTCTCCAATCGGTTTCGATTATCTTAGTTCTTCTTCTTTTCTGACCTTTTAGTGGAGGGAGTTTTCTTCTCGATAACCATAACTTCTTTCCGATATATTTCTTTTTTGTATCAGACTCTGTTATTAAATATACGAAACCGATAACACCCTCCTCAATTAGTTTTTCACGATCTTCCTCTAATAAAGGAAACCCATTATAATACCAAGGATAGTTCATAAAATACTCCCAACATTTGAGAGTATTTAGTCCTTTTTAGATATCTTCTTCTTCATCGTCCCAATTTTCAATCTCTTCTTCGAGATCTAGATCAGCCGAGCAAAACGGGCAAAACGATGGTTCCGCGATTTCTCCGTGAAGAATGGTAAATTCCGCTCCGCATTCTTCGCAAGTTTGTGATTGTATTTCTGTTGCCATTATAGACTAAATCCTTTAAATGAATCTGTGGTTACATCCTTTTTAACGCCACCAACCACATAACTAGTAATCTCAGTTTCCTGAGGGGCTACTTGGACTTCAGCACCACTAATCCATTTTTGTGTCCAAGGTAGTGGATTGGATCCGCCTTTGTATGGTGTTGGTAAACCCACAGCCGTCATTCTTTTATTTGCAATCCACTCTATATAGTCACCAAGAAGTCTTTCGTTTAGACCAATCATAGAGCCATCTTTGAACAGATACTTGGCCCAAGCCTTTTCTTGATCAACTGCGGAAATGAAAAGTTTAACTGCTTCGTCTTTGCATTCTTCAGCAATCTTTGCATAATCAGGGTCGTCTTTAGGAAGAACCTTAAGAAGCTGCTGAGTGCCAGCCAAGTGAAGATTCTCATCACGAGCAATAAACTTGATGATCTTAGCATTGCCTTCCATCTTCTTGAGTTCAGCGAACGCCCAAGAGCAAGCGAAGCTCACATAAAAACGAACACCCTCGAGAATATTAACCGACATCAGCGCGAGCCAAAGTGCTTTCTTATGATCGTATGATTTATGATACGGATGCGTAGAATCATTCATAGAAATCAGTTCATCGTAATACTTACTGATGTCATCAGCGCATTCAATAATCTCTTGAATATCAGTTATCCCATCAAAAACTTTACTTGGGTCGGAATAGATATTTCGAATGATATGAGTGTAAGATCTTGAGTGAACAGTCTCCGAGAAAGCCCAAGTAAGAACCCAGTTCTCGAGTTCAGGCAAGCTACAGATAGGACCAAATGCCATTGTGGGTGCTCTTCCTTGAACGCTGTCAAGAAGGATTTGGCGTTTGAGGTTAGAAGTAAAGATATGCTTTTCGTGTTCAGTCAATGTCTTGAAGTCTTTTGAATCTTTAGAAATATCGACTTCCTCTGGGCGCCAGAAGAATCCGAGTTGTTTATCCGTTAGCTTTTCTAGAAACGGATATTTCTGTCTATCATATCGAGCAATAGTAGGGGCGTCATCAAAGAACGCCATTACTTCCATATGATCTTTTTTATTTTTAGAGTCGAATACTGAGAATGTCATTCTTTTTCCTTAAATTTTACAAGCGACGCAATCTTCGTCGTCGTTCTGTCCGATTTCTAATGTTGGTAGAGCTTTCTCCTCATATTCTCCAGCGCCGTCAAAGGTGTTGAAATAGTAAAGCTGTTTACCGCCATACTTGTAGAACATAAGAATATGCTGAAGCATAGTGCTCAGGGGGATTTTCTCGTCTTCATAGAAGCTAGGATTATATGAGGTGTTAACAGAAATGCCTTGGTCAATAAACTTCTGCAACACTGCAACAATCTTCAGATAACCTTCTGGGCTTTTTTGATTCCAAAGCAAATCGTATTTGTTCTTAAGTTTGCGAGACTCAGGAACTACTTGCTTAAGAATACCGTCTTTGCTTTGCTTGATAGAAACAATGCTTCTCGGTGGTTCAATACCATTTGTTGCATTTGCAATCTGAGCCGAAGTCTCTGAAGGCATAAGAGCCATAAGCGTAGAGTTGCGGATACCGTATTGTTTAGCCATTTCTCTAAGGGTCTCCCAGTCCATATTATAAACTGGTTCGACCAATTCGTCAACTTCTTTTTTGTAGGTGTCAATAGGCATCAAACCTTTTGCGTATTTCGTCTGGTAACTCTTTCCAGGCGCACCCTTTTCTTTAGCGAGATCAATAGATGCTTTGATCAAATAGTAAGACCAAGCTTCGGCGAATTCGTGAATCTTCTTAAGACCTTCGGAATCAATGTCTTGATAATTCAGATCGTTTTTTGCCAGCCAGTAAGCAAAATTAATAATGCCAACACCCAGGGGGCGTCGCTCCATAGTTGAATTATGGGCCGCGAGGACAGGGTAGTCCTGATAGTCAAGAAGAGCATCAAGAGCGCGGACAGCAAGAGTGCAAGGACGTTCGAAATCGCTAACATTTTTAATTTTGCCCCAGTTTGTTGCTGATAAAGTACAAAGAGATATCTCACCTTCTGGGTCATGAATATGTTTTAATGGCTTAGTTGGTAGGTCGATTTCTGAACAAAGATTAGACTGATACACAGTCGCCAATTCTTTATCAAAAGAACTATGATCATTAGCGTGATCAACGTTCATCAAATAAATGCGTCCAGTATCTTTTCTTTCTTGCATAAAAGAAGAAAATAGATCAATGGCGGAAACAGTTTTCTTACGAATCTTAACCGAACGTTCATACTTGATGTAGAGTTCTTCAAACTTATCGTTATCTTTAAAGAAAGCTTCATATAGATCGGGAACGTCGGATGGAGAGAACAGAGTAATATTACCGCCTTCGAGCAAACGCTTATACATCAAACGATTAAACTGAACGCCATAATCCATATGACGAACGCGATTGTCTTCAGTACCCTTGTTGTTCTTTAGAACCAAAAGGTCTTCGACTTCATAATGCCAGATTGGATAATATAGAGTTGCAGCGCCGCCACGAACGCCACCCTGAGAGCAAGACTTAACTGCTGATTGAAAATGTTTTAAGAAAGGAATGACCCCAGTATGCGCGGTATCACCGTTACGAATTGGCGAGCCAATAGCACGAATACGTCCAGCGCCAATACCGATTCCAGCTTTCTGAGAAACGTATTTAACAATAGCTGAAGCAGTCGCATTAATAGAATCGAGCGAGTCATCAGTTTCAATCAGAACACAGGAACTAAACTGTCTCTGCGGTGTGCGGAGACCAGCCATAATAGGAGTTGGCAACGAGATGTCAAAATTAGAAATAGCGTCGTAGTAATCTTTGACCCACTTCAAACGATCTTCTTTATATGAATGGAACAGAGTCATCGCAATTAGCATATAAGCCATTTGAGGTGTCTCAAAAATCTGTCCAGTTACACGATTCTTTACAAGATACTTTCCGCGGAACTGTTCCATTCCGACGTAAGAAATAGTATTATCGCGATCGTGATCAATGTAATTATCAAGCGTATCAATTTCTTCTTTAGAATACCAAACCGTAATACGCGAATCATAATAACCGCGAGAAATATTATTGTTAATATGATCCCAAACGCTAGGGGGAGTGTAGCCGTCATAAACTTGTTTACGGAGATGATAGTTAATCAGCCTACCAGCAACGTATTGATAGTTAGGAGTTTCTTCTGTAATAAGCTCCGCTGTGGCTTTGATTAATGTTTCTTGGATGTCAGTAGTCTTAATTCCATTATAAAATTGAATCTGAGATCTAAGTTCAATCTCAGATTCTGAAACACCAGAGATACCTTCACAAGCCCATTCAACGACTTTATGGAATTTAGAGAGATTTAATGGCTCTTTAGTTCCGTTTCTTTTTGTTACTTGCAGCATGTAAGCCCTTTCTGATGGTAATTATTACTTGTATTATAACATAAATACTATAAAACGTCAAGCATTTTATGCTTAAAGATAGTATATAGGTGGAGAAATTTTATGAAAACTTTCAAACAGCATTTAAACGCCCTCGAGAAAAAAAGAAAATTAGAAAAATCAACTTTACCCAAAGATAATGTGATGACAGTTTACGTTCACGGTAAACACGCCACTAAGTCTACCAATAACAGTTTCCCTAATTACGTTCACGGTAAACACGCTTCGAATAAGATAAACGAGGAAGCAGATACAGGTTCAGAAGAGCCAACTGATCTTAGTGAATGGTTTGAACATCACAATAAAAATGCTAATGATGGTCAGGGTATAGATTCGTTAAATAAAGAACTATCGGATTACTACCACGGACATTTGAGAGATCATCCCGACTTAGAACACGTAGTTGAATATACTAGAGGATCTTCTGAACTCAATGGAGCGTTGATACGAAGCCATAAATCTGGGACTAGTGACATAGAACCTGTTGATGATGGGCGTAGTTATATGTCTGAACTTTCGGCCAAGCGTCTTAACGATAGAAGAAATGGTATTGATAGAGCAATTACTTCTATACCAGCCCCTAAAAATGTTAACACATACGCTGGTATAAGTTTTAACCCAGAAAATCTTATGGACGAAAATCGCGTATTGAAATCCCCAGCCTATCTTTCTTCTTCTATTGATCCAAAAATAGCGTACTCATTCGCACACGAATTAGACAGCAAAACAGGTCAAAGTCCAAGGAGTAATGATAGTGAAATCGAAAGACATATTTTGATGATTCCTGTAAAACAATACCAAACCAAGGGGGCTGGTGTTGACAGTGTTTCTAATTTTGGTACGAAAGAGGGTCAATTGGGAGAGAAAGAGTTTTTACACGCACGGGGACAAAATCTTAAAATACACCCAATCCCTAAAATCCTAACTAGTAGGTGGGGCGGAAAAACTTATATCTGGACAGCCACACCAACCGA